AAAGCCGATATGGACAAACAAGATGCATTCGCATCACAAAAGGTAATAAACGAAACAGCCAAAGCTTACCTTGCGTCAACTGATTGGTATTCAATCAGAGAAGCAGAAGGCGGAACAGCTATGCCTGCTGATATCAAAACAAAAAGAGCTGAAGAACGTGCTAAGGTTGTGGATTACGCAAACTTTAGTGGATAGGAGTAAACAATGGCATCATTAAGCACAAAGGTAAAACTTTATTGCGCAGCTAATTCAAAAACAGTTGACTTTACAACTGACGTTTTACTTCAGGATGATTCTGACGGAAAGGGCCCTTATATTAAAACTTGGAATATTTCAGGTTTAGCTCAACCAACAGATGATCAACTTGCTACATACGAAACAGCAGGTAACACTGAAGAAACAAACAACACAGTCAGAGCGACACGTAAAGCAGCTTACGGAGATATCGGCGACCAACTCGATGAGATATACAAAGACATCGATGCGTGGAAGGTTAGAATTAAAGCCGTGAAAGACGCAAACCCCAAATCATAAGGAGTAAGTAGTGGTATCGAAGTTAAAGGTCAATGAAATTGTAAAGCAGTCAGGCTCATCAATTACGATTGGTGAGAGTGGAGATACTGTGCAATTAGGAACTGGGGCAACACAGAGTGGTTTTGGTGGAACAAACACACCTAGTTTTTATGTAAGACTATCTGGAAACTTTGACTTAACTAACGATACTTTTGTTAAAGTTCCGTGGGATACTGAGCAATTTGATACCGATAGTGCGTTTGCCTCCAACAAATTTACAGTACCTTCAGGCGAAGGTGGTAAGTATATGTTTATTGTTCATGCTTTTATGGGAAATCAATTAGGTCTTTACAATATAAAACTATATAAAAATGGTTCTGCTATATCTCCAAACACTAACTTTGCACATCAAAATAGAGCAGCATCAGATGCTGATATGTCTCAAGTATCTATACAAGTACAAGATTTAAGTGCTGGTGATTATATAGAAGTATACATACAAACAACTGCTGGAAGTAATGGTGATGTATTTTCATCAACTAGTTTTTTTCAAGGATTTAAATTAATATAATGACCAGTAAGCTAAAAGTAAATTTAATCAATGACAGTGGTGATAATAATCTTATTACGTCTGATGGTTCAGGTAGCGTAACTCTTGGCACAGCTTTCCCTGCTGTTGGTAAGATTGGTCAAGTTGCTACTACTACTTTTACTTTAGACGCTAATATTACAAGCACAAGTTTAGCAGAATTAAACGCTTCATGTAGAGTATCTTTAACTCCAAATGCATCCACATCAAAGTTTTTATTTCAAGTACAATTTCCATATTATGTTGCAAATAGTAATACAGGATTTTTTATTAACTTTTACAGAGATATTGGTGGTGGTGGTTATAGTGATATATCTGGTGAACTATCAAGATATGCTGGATATGGCAGTGCTACAGGTAAATATCAAACTTTTTCAGCTCAATTTCTAGACTCTCCTTCAACAGCAAGTGCGGTCACATATTCACCTTATGTTAAGGTAAGTGCAAACACAGTCAATTTTGGAAACAATGGTAAATATTCAGCAATATTAATGGAGGTACTAGCATAATGGCACTTAATACATTACCCGCAGGAGCTTTTGCAGATGATGCAATCAGTTCTGATAAAATTAATTTAGCGAACAACTTTGCTTTTACAGGCACCGTGACTGGTACACCAAACACATTTAATCTATTACATACTATTACACTTAGTAATGATTCAATAGCTGAGATTACTAGCACATATATAACAACAACTTACTCTTTATACTTAATAGTTTTAAATCAAATACAATATCAAACAAATGGTGCAGATGCTTACATAAACCTATCTAATGATAATGGTAGTAATTATTTAAGTAGTTGTTCTTATGTAGCTACACATTTTTATGATGGTACTTACAGATTAACACAAGCGACATCTCAAACTAATATTAGAATTGCTAGTTCAGTTGATGGTACAGATGCAAGTGCTAATCGAGGATATGTGTCAATGAATATTTATTTAAACAATCCTAATGATACTACAACTTACAAAGGTGGTTTTACAAGACAAGCTGGTTCAGACCAAAGTGGTAATATGCAACAAATAAGAGATTGTAATTTTTCAAGTAATAATACATCAAGAATAAATAATGTTAAATTTAGTCAAAATAATGGCAATTTAATGACAGGAACAATTAAATTATACGGAGTAACATAATGCCAAGATATAAAAATAGAGATGGGGTAAGGATTCAGTTTACAGCAGAAGAAGAAACTGCTCGTGATGCTGAAGAAAAAGCATGGGCAGATGGTGCTTTGGATAGAGCTCTTTTAAATTTTAGAGATAAAAGAAACAGTTTACTTACTCAAACAGATTGGTGGGGTGCCTCTGATAATATCATGACAGACGCACAGAAAAAATATAGACAAGATTTAAGAGATTTAACAAACGGATTAGATACTGTAGAAAAAGTAAATGCAGTAACTTGGCCAACTAAACCAGGAGCGTAACCATGTTATTTGGTTTTAACGCCTTTGCTTCATCTCCTTTCTCAGGTGAAGTTGATACAACAAAAGTTGCAGTAACAGGACAAGCAGTATCTAGTGCTGTTGGAACTACTAGTATTAAAAGTCAACCTCCTGTTATTCAAGTAACAGGTTTAGGTTTAAATGCAACACTAGGAACTTTTGCAGTATTAGCAGGAGGACAAGTAGCAATTGATGCTTCAAGCGAACCTGCTATGGACTTTACATTAGGTAGTCCTACAGTCTCAGGAAGTGCTCTTGTTCAACCGTCAGGTTTATCAACGAGCGTGGCTCTCGGAACAGTATTAACTAGACTCGGTGTTCCTGTTGGTGGTGTAGAGGTAAGTTCTGCTTTAGGTACAGTGACACCAGGAGCTGTTCAAAATCAAGTTATTTCTGTATCTGGGTTATCTACTAGTGTAACATTAGGAGCTGGTTATGTTGTTGAAGCAGGAGCTCTAGCACAACCTAGCGGAGTTGTAGTTTCTTCAGCAGTAGGAACTCCAGTAATATTAACAGAAGTTATTGCTTTACCTTCAGGAGTTTCAATATCTTCAAATTTAGGTATTATAGGAACAGTAGCATGGAGAGAAGTAGATGACTCAGGAACAAATACATGGACTAAAGTCGATGATAATGCTACAAATAATTGGTTAGATGCAGCATAGGTAAAAAATGTCAACATATTCAGATAGACTACAAATAGAATTAATCGGAGTTGGAGATCAAGCTAATTCTTGGGGTACAACAACAAATAATAATTTATCTCAATCACTAGAACAATCAATAGCAGGCGTATATTCTAGAAATTTATCATCTGTTAGTTCACCTTATACACTTACAATCGCTAATGGTCCACAAACGCAATCAGGTAATGAAAACAGACAAGCTGCAATAATTTTTTCAGGACAAAGTTCTAATTTTATAGTTCAATTTGCATCAGGGTCTTCTGCTCAAAAAACTTATTTTTTAAAAAATGCAGATACCAGTTACACAATAACTTGTAGATTAGGCGCTTCTGGTAATACTTTTGTTTTACAACCAGATACCACGGCTTTCCTAGCAACTGATGGAACAAACTGGTATAATCTAGAAACTACAGGTGGCACTTGGACAACAATTACTGGAGCTCGTACAGCTTTTCCTGGCGACAAACTTTTTGTAAATACATCTTCTAGTGCAATAACAGTAACTCTACCTTCAGGACCTGCAGTAGGTGATGAAGTTAGATTTGTAGACGTAGCAAATTCTTTTGATAGCAACAATTTAACTGTTAATTCAAACAGCTTAAAAATAGATGGTTCAGTGCAAAATCTTACAGTAGCAACCGAAGGTGCAGCTTTTGCATTAGTTTATTCAGGTAGCACCTATGGTTGGAAATTAATGGAGAAGTAAAATGGCAACATATGAAAACATAAGATATAATTTTTCAGGAACACAGCTTACAGGTGTGGTAGAAACAGCAAACAATCTAAGCGATGTAGCTAATGCTGGTACAAGTAGAACTAATTTAGGAGTAGCTATTGGTAGTGACGTTCAAGCTTTTATTTCTGCTACTGCAGGAACAAATGCAAACGGAGCAAGAACAGTTAGCAGCTCTTCACCTAGTGGTGGTTCAAATGGAGATATTTGGTATAAATACGCGTAAGAGTAATGCATGGCAATATTTGTAAAAGATGGAGGTACTTGGAGAGAAATTAGTTCTGATACAGGACAGTTATATGTCCATGATGGAACTTCTTTTACTAACAAGACCATAACTAACGCTTATGTAAAAGATAGCGGTGTGTGGCGTGAAATATATACCTTATTTGCAACAACAGCTTTTTCTTCAACTACAGGAACAGTAGCCGTTCCACAAAACGCTAACGCTCTTCACGTACAGTTTGCTGTAGGTGGAGGATCAGGTGGTGTCATGGGAGCAGAATATGATAAGGCAGGTGGAGAATCTGCTGGTGCAGGTGGTGCTTCTGGAGCTTATATATCTGATAAAGTTTTTACAGTTACTGGTGGTGAAAATTTAACTATTACAGCAGGGGCTGCGGGAGCTGCGTCAAGCGGTAGTTCTTACAATACAACCGCAGGTAATGGTGGAACAACTTCAATATCAGGTTCTTCTACCGGATCTTTATTTTCTTTAGCAGGTGGCACGGGAGGTTCAGGTACAGGCGGTGGCGTTCAAGGACCACTTAGATCAAATAATGCTAGTGTTGGTGGTAGTGCTACTCTCTCAGGCACGGTGTTAACAAGCGGTACAACCTTAGATGGTTTAAATATAACAAGTTTTAATTCAGGCCCCGTTGGCACTTTTAATCAAAGTGGTAATGGTGTAGCTGGTACAAACCCTGGCAACTGTGGTGGTGATAACTGTCAAATTACAGGTGGTGTAGGTGGAGCTTCCTATGCCGGTAATGTTTCAGGTGGTGCTGGTGGTGTAGCTAGTTCTTCTTCAGGTGGTAATGGATCTAGAGGATCTGGAGCTGGTGGTGGCGGTGCACAAGGACAAACAAGTGGTGGTACTGGCGGCGCAGGTGAAGTAAATTATAGATTTTTGAGGATGACATAAAATGCCTTTAACTAAAATAGCTTTTGCACCTGGTATTGACAAACAAGACACAGAATATGGTGCTGCTGGACGTTGGACAGATTCTGATTTTGTAAGATTTAGATATGGACTACCAGAAAAAATTGGTGGCTGGATATATTTAGTAAGTGATAGTTTAATAGGTGTTGCAAGAGACATGCACGCTTGGACAGATTTAGATGGTGTTAGATACACGGCCATCGGAACAGATAGAAAATTATATGTTTATACAGAAGGTGTTGTTTATGATATAACACCTATAAGAAGAACCAGTGGCACGCTTACAAATCCTTTCGCAACTGTTAATAATAGTGCCACTGTAACTGTTACCGATAGTGGTCATGGAGCTGAGGTAGGAGATTTTGTAACTTTTTCTGATAGCACAACAAATAATGTTGTAAATAATTTAGAAATGAATGCACAATTTCAAATTACAAGTGTTACAAACGCAAGTACGTACACAGTTACTTATACAAACTCATCAGGAACTAGCACTCTAGCAGATGCTACAGGTAACGGAGGTGGAAGCGTTACAGCAACATATCAAATTAGTGTTGGAACAGCGGTATCTCAATACGGTTATGGTTGGGGTACTTATCAATGGGGCAAAGAAGCATGGGGTACAGCTAGATCCTCTTCTAATGTTACTATTGAAGGTAGAAACTGGTCTTTTGATAATTTTGGTGAAGATTTATTAGCAACAGTTAACAACGGATCGACATTTAGATGGGACACTTCTGCTGGACCAGGAACACCGGCTGCTGTTGTATCAAGTGCTCCTACTGTTTCTAGATTTAATTTAGTTTCTATGCCTGATAGACATACTTTTTTATTTGGAACTGAAACAACAATAGGATCAGGCACAACACAAGATTCTTTATTTTTAAGATTTTCTTCTCAAGAAAGTTTTAGTGACTGGACTCCTAGCTCAAGTAATACTGCAGGGTCTTTTCGTATTCAAGATGGATCTAAAATAATTACAGCAGTTCGATCTCGTAACGCTGTATTGGTTTGGACAGATACGTCTTTAAATGCTTTACAATTTGTAGGAGCTCCCTTTACATTTAACTTAACACAAATAGGTGCAAACTGTGGTGCTGTATCATTACACTCTGCTGTTGATGTCAACGGAACTGCTTTTTGGATGTCACAGAATTCGTTTTACAAATTTGATGGTGCTATTTCTAAAATGCCTTGTTCTGTTCAAGACTACGTTTTTGAAGATTTTAGTATAACTAATCAACCAGAAACATATGCTGCAGTTAATTCAGAGTTTAACGAAGTTACATGGTTTTATACATCTAATGATGCAACACAAATAGATAGATTTGTTACTTATAATTATTTAGAAGATTGTTGGGCAACTGGATCTTTAGCTAGAACAACTTGGCAGGATTACGGTGTCTATCAAAAACCATATGCTACCGAATACTTGACCACGGCCACCGGAACAACTCCTGCTGCTTTTGGTGTCACTGTTGGTGCAACTAGTTTATATCAACATGAAACAGGAACAGATAACGTAACAGCAGGAATACCAGCTTTTATAGAGTCAGGTGACTTTGATATAGCAGATGGTCAACCTTTCTTACATATAGGTAGAGGAATACCAAACTTTAAAAATTTATCAGGTTCTGTCGATTTAAAACTAAATTTTAAATCATATCCTAGCTCCTCATCTGTTACATCCGCAACAAGAACTGTTACATCAACAACGGATAAATTTGATTTAAGAGGACGAGGTAGACAAGCAAACATTCGTATTGAAAGTGATGCTGCGGGTGACAACTGGAGATATGGAACTTTACGATTAGACGTACAACCAGATGGAGGTAGATAATGGCTAAAATAACAACAACTAGATTTCCTCAAGCAACACCAGAATATCAGCCAAATATAATAGATATTCTTACTAGATTGCTCGAACAAATAGTTCAACAATTAAATTTTGGTTATCAACAAGATTTAAAAGATGAATCATCAGCAAGGACTTGGTTTCTTGGCTGATTTATTTAAAAGTTTTTCTAAGACAGGAACAGGATCTGCTACAGCAGTATACACTGTTCCTACTCCTGATTCAGGTGCAGTGCCTCCTGTTTTACCTACTACAACAATTGTAAAAAGTATTAGATTATCTAATTCAAGTGGAGGTTCAATTACACCTGCTATAACAATGACAGATAATAGTAGCTCAAACTTAGCTACAGTTCTTTATTCTACAGCCGTAGCAGACGGTGGTTTTGTTGAGGTTTTAAATCAACCTATTGTTTTAGAACAACAAGATGCTATAAATATAACAGGCAATGGCCTAGTAATATTAGTAAGTATAATGGAGATAACTTAATGAAAAAAGTTAAAGACAGTGAAGTAGTAGGGTATGAAACGGTAAATGGAGAGAAAGTTCCTATCATTCATCCCGAAGTTCATATGGAAGTATTAAACACAAAGACAGGTGTTGAATATGACTCTGAATTAGATGCCGACAATGATGTTGCCGACCCTAAAACAGATACAACAATTAATGATATTAAAAAAGATGTTCTTATAAAAGTAGTTAAATTACCAGATGTTTTTGGTAAAAACGAAGAAAATTAATCTTTAGAACAATCAGGATCATGACACTTACAGCCTGACAAATGATTACTCAAACTTTGTTGCAAATGTTCCTTTTCTCTCTCTACAGTTAATAATCTTTCGTGATATCTTCCAACTTTATCAGCCAAGTTGGCAATAGCTTTTAATACGTCATCCATAGACATTTGCATGTTAATCTCCTTATTCTAAATTTTTTGGGTAAGAATTAATCTAAACAGGTAGCGATTAAATTTCAAGAACAATTTTAAAATTGTTTGCTTGACTTTTAATTCAAATTGTTTTCCAGCCCGAAGGATGCGGAATACAGTGTTCTGTTTTAATACCTTCTTTCATAGTTAATAAGATATCACCACTAACACTAATTCTAGGCTCATCTTTAGTATTGGTCTGTGTGTAATGAAGAAGGCCACTTGGAAATATTAAAAAGTCTCCTGTCTTAACAGGAAAAATATAACTGGCAAAATTAAATTGATTCCAGTCAACTATATATTCTTTTGTGGGTGGTATAAACAAACCTGTTTGAGCAGCTAGTTCTTTCTCAAAATGTATGTCTCCCATATCATCATTACGAACATAATAAACCATACTAAAGTGACTAGCTGTGTGTTTATGACTAGCTATATATTGATCTTTAACAGTATACGTGGCCCAAGCTTTTGTAATGTGAGCATCAAATTTATCTTGACTATACCCTTTTGCTTTTAAAAAATCAGATATGTAAAACTGTAACTCAGTAAATAAAACTTTGTATTTAGGGTCTGTGTGTAAATTATCTTTTGCCTCTTCTAAATCGGTAAACATTGTATTACCTTTAACATCTGTTGTTGCCGCTGTGCTTCCTGGACTAGCTTTTACAAATTTTTCAATGTGAGGTGTTATTTCTTTATTAATTTTTTCTTTATTATCTATATTTGTTTGATAGATAGTTTCTCCAAATAAACTATTTATTCTTACTTCTTTCTGCATATATTACTCCTAAATATTCTATCTTTGTTATCCAACCTTTTGGAAGAGCGATAGCACCACCTCCATGATTGTCGTCTTTATCAAGACACCAAGAACGCATAATAACTATCTTTTCTTTGTTATTAACTATCATCCACCCTACTTCTTGACACAAGGCCAACGGAGCATTAACAATTTCTTGTAAAGACAGCCAACCAGTTTCCATATCACGAGCATCTAACCACGTGACACGGACCATCGGCACTTTCTTTATGTCTATTTTCATGACTAATTTCTATTTGCACTATACAATAAAAATGCCTATAATCACAGAATTAAAAAGGTTTTACTCAAGACTAACCTCCTTGCATTATAAAACAAGCCATAAGTTGCAAAGGATATTATGTTTAAAAAAATTTTTAGAAAACTCAGAAAAGTAGCGGGCGATGCTGCACCTATCATTGGTGCCTTAACAGGTAATCCATTATTAGGAGCAGGCATTGGTGCTCTTGCTAGTGATGATCCTGTTAAAAGTGCTATTTTTGGAGGCCTTGGTGGTCTCGGTGGAAAAGCATTTGGTATGGGAGCAGGTAGTGCTGGAGGTGCAGGATTAGGATCTTTGAATCTTGGTAACATAGGAACCATGGCATCTAACTTTTTTAGAGGTCCACTAACAACTACAGCGCCAGGTACAACAAATCAATTTGGACAATCAGGTTTAATGAGTTTACTTGGTGGAGTAAACAAAGCTGCTGGAAGTAACTTAGGTAAAATGTTAGGACCTTTTGCTCTTTCCTTAATAACAAAAAATGCCTTAGAAAAAGATATTGATACGCCAGTTGATATAAATGCATACAGATCTTTAATAGATGAAAAATACGACGATGTTACAGGAGGTAGTCCTTTTGCAAAAGACAGAATAAGAGGAACTAAACTAAACCCTGAAGATGGTCAATACTACGACATGGTTAAAGACGGTGAATACAAAAACTTTGAAGTAGACCAAGAAGGTAGAATTACAAATTTAAACACAGGCGGTATTGCTAAATTAAATATGGGCGGTAATCCTTTCATGCAAAGAGATAGAGTTAAAGGAAACTTTAACGTTAGAGCTTTTAACAAAGGTGGTGAGGGTATTTCAACTTACTTTCCTAGAAAGTTTGGAGATATAAAAGGTCCTGGTGGTCCCAAGGACGACAAGATACCTGCAATGTTAAGTAATGGTGAGTTTGTTTTTACAGCTAAAGCTGTAGATAATTTAGGAGGACCTAAAGCTATGTATAATCTTATGAACAAAGCCGATCCTGAATCATCAAGAGGCAGAGGAATAATTTAGTGCCTGAATCTTATACACAAATACAAAGAGAAGCTCCTTACTTAGAAGATTTTAGAAGAAGATTACTACAAGGGACATTTGATTTAACTCAGACTCCGGGCATAGTTTCACAACAACAAATAGCAGGAATGAATCCTCTTCAAACAGGAGCTATGGAAGGCACTGCAGGTATTTATGGATTAGATCCTACTACAGGATTATCAACAGGAGCAGGAGCTCAATACGATCCTAGTTTTGCTTCAGGCATAGCTACTCTTAATCAAGCAACTCAACAATACGATCCTAGTTCTAGTAACTACAATCAATTTTTTAATCAATATCAAGCTGATGTAACTTCAGAGGCTCTTAAGCAAATGGACGAGCAAGCTCAAGATGCAAGAAATAGACTTGCTGGAGATGCTACTATGGGTAACACATTTGGTGGTTCTCGTTATGAAATAGCTAGAGGAGAGTTAGAAAATAATTTACAAGATATTAAATCAA